ACGAGGGTATGAAATCTTTTTGGAAGTAGTCTAGAAACTCTTCCGTTGTATTATCAATATCAGAATAATCTAATAGTTGATTACTTGCAAGGACTGTATTTTGTTTGAAGGATTTAACTTTTGCTTCATTATTACCTTGCCTTGTTTCTACGGTCTCTCCCTTATCGAAACCTGTTCCATGAATAGTCTCAGTATAAAAAGTAGTTCCGTTGATTATATTAATCTTTGCAACGGTCTTTGTTTTCTTACCGACAATATAATCACCAACTTTAAACGGGTCAACCGTTAAGTTTTGTGTATCATATTTCTCATTCAGTAACTTAGAGGTTTCTGCATCGGGTGATGCACCGCTAGTAGCAGTTTCAGCTAGAATGTTTCCTTGTCCGTCTTCTAATTGAAACGGGTCAGAATCCCCTAGAGACTCAAGTGTTAAAACTTCAGCCTCTAGGAATTCATAATATGCTTTTAGAAATTGCTCAAATACTGGTGCTTCGTCCTGAACAAAATCAGGAAGAAGTGATGATATCCTATCTGATATCCTGTCAACATTAAGAGCATTCTTAGACATATATTATTAGGCTATTGTACCACCAATATTTGAAATCACATTCCAACCACCATTTGCGTTACCTAACCAAATCAAGATGCAGCTATCGCCTTTATCTGTGAAAGTGATTGTGGTTCCGTTGTTGAGAGTTGATGGTGTTATTACAACATCATAACTTCCAGCTGGGTCTGTTGCGATCACAACTATTTTTAGTTCTCCGACATCACTTGAGTCAGATAGTGTTAGAGCCATGTTTGCACTGATTGAATCAGCATCAACTACTACAACACCACCGTCATTGATTGAACCTGAAGCACTAACTGCATTCAAGTCATTAATCGCCAAATGAGTTGGGATGTTTTCAAAAAGACTCGAAATTGCAAGTCTTTTGTTTACTGGAGTTCCACTGGGGTCATCTACAACATGTAATATGTCTGTACCTGAAACCTCGGAACCATTCATTACCGTCAACGCGGTTATTTTTTTATCTGCCATTCTATTTTCCTCCTATAATCCAATTGAATGGGAAACTACTCGGGGGACTCCCGACCACTTTATTCATTTATTAATATGAACTGGTTGAGGTTGTTTCGAACCCTATACCAGCACTTGATTCACCACTTGCGATGGTGTCTACTTGTCCAGTGACACTAATGTCATCACTAGAGATATCAATTAAGTTACCTCTTTCTGCAACGACATCATTTCCCGAAGGAATCACTGTAAAGTCAATCGATGTATCAGTATTAACCGTTGAGGTTAAAATGAAGGCATTGATTGTTACTAATCCAGTGGCATAGTTAACTATACCAGCTGCATTGTCCTTGTAGACCCGAGTTGCTCCTGATAGATAATACCTTCGAACATTACCAGCACCGTCATCGTCAAAGTAATAGGTATTAACAGAGTCACCTCCGATCTTAAATCCTGTTGTTGTGATAATCCCACCACTCATAGCATTGTGTCCTGAATGAGGATTGTATAGTGGGTTACCCATAGAAACTGTATATCCTTTTGGAGTAGTAGATACAGTTCCTTTTAATTTCTTTTTAAGTCTTATGTTTGTTGTATTAGATAAGATTGATGAATCAGATGCATCAATTGTCTTTAATAGATTTGAATGTCTAAAGATTGCATCGAATCCATTCAGTTCATCAGTATCAAACTGATTGATTGTTCCTTTAACCAATGTTGCCAACTCTCCCGCTGTCAATGTTGTTAGATTTGGATTGTATTTGAATGTAGTAGAAATTAGAATCTTGATTATGTCTGCATCTACTATCTCAGGTCTAACTGTTAACATATTTAGTTTGTTTAGATTAGTCTTAACTAATGACTTTTCTGTATCAGAAAGATAATCTGCATTGTTTGGTTTCAATGCAATGAATACTTTACCATATGCAGGCGGGTCGTTATCTTCACCACCCCATACTGCAACTGCATCTGCATTCGGATAGTATTCTTGTACTTTTGCTTTGTAGTCGTTTAGTGTTACGAGTCTGTTCTGTGATGTATAGAACTTTGTTGCTTTGAACTTGATCGACTCTATCGATTCTTTCTCTGCACCACCAGTTGCTTTTTGTGAAACAACGATTGATGAGTCTGAATAACCATTAATTGCAGTTGTCTGTTGGAATCTATTGGCTCCATCTGCATGAATATCTTCAACGATGATATAATCAACTGTAATAATATCACCATCTAATAGTTTAGTACCTAATGTACCGTCACCAAAATATATCTCAATGAATCCTTCTTCGTTTTCTTGAGTATAGTATACCTTCGATGTTGTTGTGATATTAGAAATATCTGTAGATAAAGAATAGGTAGAAGATGTTCCACCTGAGTTAACAGTAACAGTCATTCTTAATTTATCTACTCTTGAATTTGATAATACAAACTTTGAGTTTGCAATTTGTGAATCAAACACATACTGATCTTGAGCAAAAGTTCCTTGCACTAATTCAATATCGTTATATGTGAATGTTGTGTTGTCGATACTTGGTGTATAAGTTTCTGAGGTTACAAATTCGTAGTTAGTACCTTCATAGGTAGTTGTAAAGATTGTACCTCTCGGCATAATCATTGAAGTTAGTTCAGGGATTATACCATCTGCACCTTTAACATTTCTTAATTGCATAGTTGCAGTTGCAGTAGAAGCTTTCTCTGATGAAGGAACAAATCCTAAATCCTTTGCACGACTTACAACATTCTTTCTGATCTGTGCAGAATCTAAAAACAACTCAGAAGCTGCAATGTTAGTGTTTACTGCACCAACATGTGATGCATATGCAAGAAGGTCTATCAATATTGATAAGGTTGCACCTTCAAAGTTATAATCTTTAAATATAGTTTGACCTTTCAGATAATTTTTAAGGTTATCTGATATGTTATCAAAATCTAAATCAGTGACATTTATTTGTGAACTTTTTACTGCCATTATCGTGTCCTATTAACTGTTAATTGAAGCTCTTGGTTTGTTAAACCATTCTTAATGTTATAGAAAATGATTACATCCAAACTATTGTCTCTTGTATCAAATTTACATCTTACATTTTCAACTCTAGGTTCAAAATTTTCTATTGCTTCTGCTATATGTTTCTTTGCCCGTCTAACCTTTCTGTCAGTATCTAATTCGAACAATAGACCTCTGATATTTCCACCTAAACTGGGTTTAAAAGGTCTCTCGTAGTAATTGGTCATTACTATATTTCTTACTGCTCTTCGAACTGCATCTGAGTCCGATTTAGTTGCAACATCTCCTGTAATAGGGTGTGCAGTGAACAATAAATCCAAATCCTTATATGCATTTGGAGTTGCAACATTCTTTGACTTGGGTTTTACATAATCGACCATAATACTATTTATACATCCTAGTCAGGCTTCTTAGTCTTACCCGCCGAAGAACCTGAAGCAATTGTATGAGTATGAGATGAAAGTTTAGGTTTGTTACCTTTCTTAGTTTGTATCTCACCCTCTGCAACAATACCTTTGTCATTTGTTTGTTCTCCAGTCACATGAAGTGTTCCATCAATCGTTGTATTTGATATAATTTCTGTTGTGTTATTACCAGTGATTGTAATCTTACCTTCTGATAATACATCTGTTGTTCCTTTGAGGATATCTGCTTTTAGATTTCCTTCTGTAATCTCTGATGTAACATTTCCTTTCAACACTTTTAGATCGACATTACCTGTATCGATTGTAATATTTACATTACCGTGTCCTACTTGTAAGTCTGCATTTCCAGCGATATAAACTTTATCATCTTTCAGGATTGCAGTATAGTTGTTGTTTACTATTCTAGTAACTTCGGAACCATCTGCATGAATCTCATGGAATGTTCCTGATCTATGATGAATGTTAATTCTTTCTTTCTTCGGTGTGTCATCTATTTCTAATACATGACCTGACTCAGATTGAGTTACTTTATTATATGGATATACTGGTGCAGAATCTACATCAACAAAGTCTGATAGAATTTTTTGTGTTGCTGGGTGAACTATATCACCTTTTATTGTATGATCTAATACTGAACCTCTTGCAAGTGATGAGTAATCTGATTCATCAACATATAAAGGATAGTAAGGTAACATCTCCTCTGTAAGCTCTAACTCTTCTATAGTCGAACCTGTATTATCGTAATTTATTTTTAATTCTTTTGGAGTCTTTGGTGCAGTATCCATTGCAGTTGTAAGACCCCAACCTCTTCTTGAATCCTGAACTGGGTTCGGGCCATCGGGTGTGTCGTTATAATCTGCAACTGTTAATTTTCTCGGGTCATTAAATCCTTTATCTCCTGATCTAGTAATCAATGCATCTTCAACATCAATCTTATAACCATTTTGAGGTATACCCGCTGCACTCCCAAGAATGATTGGGTCTTGTTTTGCTTTATCTCTAAAGTATCCGAATACCGTAGACCCTTCTACGAGAGCATGACCTGTTCCTAATCCTGATAGAGCTGCAGAAGTTGTTGGAAGGATAACTTGACACCATGGTAGATCAGGTGTTGCAATTAAAAGTTTATCATCCGTATGTATCCCGTGTATACGCACGCGCACACGACCCACCTTTAATGGGTCTTGTCTGTCTTCAACTATTCCGTAAAAATATTCCATCATCCTCTACTATTGTGAAAGCTTCCTTTAGGTTCTTGTACTGCTGGAGGTGCCTCTTCTATTGGTGTTAATGTTTCTATCTTCTCTGCATAACTTTCTTTTACACATTCTAATGTAAGTATACCTTGTTTACTAGCTGGACTTGCTGACAATGATAAATCTGTTATAAGATATCTGTCATCATTTGCCTTATCGTATTTTGTACCCTCACCCATTGCCTCAGGTGTAGGAATACCAAACTTAATTATCATACCTACAGACAAGTCTGTCCTTAAAGGAATCTGTGCAGTGATTCTGTTTTGTCTCATGATCTCTCTTAATGCAATTCTTTGTAAAGTTCCACTATCATTTAATTTCTTAGGTTCAAATACTTCCTGTGCATCTAATGTCTCTGCATTATCAAAAGAATGTGATGTTGTATATCCTCTTGCAACCATTGACCCATACTCTTCGGTTGGATTAATGTCAACATCTATCTCATCAACTGTCGGCGATACGGTTCTATCAATGATCTCTCCAGCTGTTAAAACTTTTTCCATCTCATCTACCATTATCATAGGATGTCCTGAAACATGTTGTCCTTTCTTTATGGAATCTTGAAGAGAGTAAATGTTTTCTTCTTCTACTTTCTTAATTGGGTCATACACTTTGAGAGTAGATGCATATGCACCACCTGATGTTGCTTGAAGTGTGTTAAACATTTGAGGTTTCTTGTATAGAATAAGAGCAGTGTTTAATCCTGACTCTGCATTGATGTCTTCCTTATCTGTATCTAGGGTTGTATTTCTAGGTGACATTGTAAATGCAATTGGAAACTCTGTACCCATCATTTTGTCTACACTCTGAAATCTGAATCCACCATTCATTGTTTGATAGAAAAAGAAATCATTTTTAAATGCATGACTTTCTCCAGCTTGTGAATTAGTGATTAAGTAATCCATTAATTTTTCTATCGTCCAGTTAGGACATATAAATTGTTTATTATCAGGAGAAGTCTTT